GCGGATGCGGGGTGCTGATGTTGCCAAGCACTACCTCGGTCATTCTGGGTGGGGATCGCGTTTTACCGCCGCAGCCTGGGCTTTTGGTTGGGGCGCTGGAACATGGGGATCTGGGACATGGGGGAATGGTACAAGTACTACAATTAGTTTAAGGCTATGGAGCCAAGCTAACTTTGGTGAAGACCTAGTATTTGGCCCTCGTGGGGGTGATATTTTCTACTGGGATGCTACAAATGGGGTAAATACACGTGGTGTTTACTTGTCATCTCTTGGTGGTGCGTCTAATGTACCTACTTCGCAGAATTTGATTTTAGTATCAGATATAAACCGTTTTGTGTTTTGTTTTGGTACTAATGATGTTGGCAGTGCTACAGTTGATCCAATGCTCATCCGTTGGTCTGATCAAGAAGATGTAGCACAGTGGACGCCAGCATCTACAAACCAAGCGGGGTCCTTGAGACTGTCACGGGGAACTGAGATAGTTGCGGCTAAACAAGCACGTCAAGAGGTCCTCGTTTGGACCAACTCTTCGCTGTATTCATTGCAGTACCAAGGCGCACCCGCTGTATGGGGCGCTCAGTTGGTCGGAGATAACATATCTATTGCTTCCCAAAACACCGTGGCTTTTGCCAGTGGTGTGGCTTTCTGGATGGGTAAAGATAAGTTCTATATGTATGATGGACGTAGCCAACCACTCCCATGCAACGTACGTCGTTACGTGTTTGAAGACTTTAATACGTTGCAGTATGACCAAGTATTTGCAGGCACAAACGAGGCATTCCATGAAGTATGGTGGTTCTATTGCTCCGCAGATAGCGAAACGGTAGACAAATATGTGGTGTTTAATTACTTAGATCAAACGTGGTACTACGGCACTTTAGCTCGTACAGCATGGCTTGATTCTGGTTTGCGTGATTTTCCTCTAGCGGCTACGTACAGCTACAACCTTGTAAACCATGAGCAAGGTACTGATGACAATCAAACAGGTACTCCTGCACCAATTGCAGCGACGATTACCTCTGGACAGTTTGATATAGATGACGGAGACCGATTTGCGTTTGTATGGCGCATTATACCTGATGTCACATTTGAAGGGTCTACCGCCGCTTCTCCTAGCGCTACAATGACATTACTCCCCCTCGCTAACTCAGGGTCAGGCTATAACAGCCCGTATTCCGAAGGAGGTAGTGCAACAGGTACGGTAACACGTACGGCTACGGTGCCTATTGAGCAGTTTACAGGACAAGTAAATACACGTGTTCGTGGACGGCAAATGTCAATAGAAATGGCATCTACTGAGCTTGGAGTTAAATGGCAACTTGGGTCTCCTAGAGTAGACATGCGCCCTGACGGGAGGCGTTAATGGCTAATGACATTGAACGTACAGAACCGCCTGCGTTACCCCTAGCGCCTGAAGAATACCAACGTCCGTTTATGGATCAAAACAGTAATGTTTTGCGGCTGTTCTTTAATCGGTTTATTAACTCGCTCAACAACCTATTTAGCACCGAAAACGGGGGTAAGTTTTTATACATGCCTCGCGGTGCTTTCTATAGCACACAAGATCAAACTGCATCTAATGTTAATACAGGATATGCAGTGACGTTTAATAATACGGTATACAGCAGTGGAGTTACGTTATCTAACAATAGCCGAATAAACGTCCAAAATGCTGGCACTTACAAGTTTGATGTGACGCTACAGCTAGAACATAACAATTCTAGTGAAACTTCTGTAACCGTATGGGAGCAAAAAAACGGCTCTGCAATAGCGTATTCAGGACATATGTTCGATGTAAAAGGTAATGACGATTACGTTATACACTGGGGGTTTACTGTAGATTTAACCGCAGATGACTATATAGAGGTTTACTGGGCGACTGGGGACACACAGCTAAACTTGCATACAGAGGCGGCAACATCTCCTCACCCCGGTGTGCCAGCGGCCTCCATTGATATATCATTTGTTAGCAACTCATAGTGTGTGCTTGCCTAATGTAACGTACCGTCTATACTGGTTGGACCCTATAACAGGAGCGAACCATGACCTTTGATTTTTTAGAGTTGTTTAATGCTGTCGGTGCAGCACAAAAAGTAGTCACTAAAGACTTCATACCTGCCGAATCCCTTGAAACAGCTATAACTGAAGACGTAACTAATCTTGACAGTTTGGATGTAACACTAACCTTTTTTGTGCTTGGAGAGGCTTACGGCATCCCCGAAGACGAAGAACTAAACGAACAGTGGCCCTACGAGAGTGTGCAGTTGTTGAAAGAGTTCATTGAAGAGCACAAAACAAAAGACCCAGAAGACGAGTTTGACTCGATTAAAGCACTTGTGAAGGAGCTAGCATGATTTACATGACTCAGTGCCGCACAGCGTGCACAACCGATACTACTCTAATTGATGATATACCCTACCCCCAACATGCTCATATCTTGCCGAATACGTTTCGTAGAGCTAAGTCTGGGCTGAAATACCCCCCACACGTGCTTATAGAAAGCCTTATTGATGACGAGTTGCGTAGCTATGTAGCTGACAACCCTGTCAAAGGTAAGACTGGATTTATCTTTGCCGCTGGTAATCAGGGCTGGATGGGCAACAACGGGCGGTACGATAAAAACCCTGATGCGCAATTGCATTACAAGGTAAAAGTACCGTTTATTGTACTAACCAACATATACGCAGGTCGTATTGCAAGTATGTTTGGCGTACATGATCACGTGTCAACAGATGCTAGCGCTTGCGCATCTAGCCTACATGTACTAATGAATATGCAAACATTAATGGATAACTATGGATTTGACCGAGTTATTGTATTTAGTGGTGAGGATAGTGTGAACAACCTTGTCCTAGAGTTCTTTGGTGAAGCAGGTGCTAGCTTGCAGTACAAAGACGAAGGAGAGCGTCAGCCTTCTGCGTTTGATGACAAGAACCAAGGATTTCATATTGGACAAGGCGCTGTAGTTGCTATATTCGAGAAGGAACACGCGGGTATGGCTGACCCTTTAGCTAAATTTGTTGGCGCGTATAGCTCCGCAGAGGATAATACAAACCCTCTAGGACAACGTGATGACGGTTCAGGCTTTAGTAAAGCTATCGAAGGTGCATTATTTGTAGCCAAAGCACATCAAAATGATGTAAGGTTAGTTAAAACGCATGGAACTGGCACGCCAGTCAACAATGCTGCGGAAAAATCGGCACTCCTACGTTCTCTAAACGAGTTTGTAGCAACATCCTACAAACCACGTATTGGACATACAATGGGTGCTAGCGGACTATTGGAGACTGGATTGTTGCTACGCGACCTAGAAAGCGGCCTCGTGCCGAAAATCCTAAATAGAACTCAGGATGATTCTGTGTTCTTGTCTTCTGACGCCCCCATCCCCGAGGGCCTAATGCTCAGCCTTGCCGCTGGCATGGGTAACATATACTCGGCTGCGTTGTTTTCACGGGAGGTGTAAAATGGAACTAGTTAATAGCAAGGAGAAATTGTTAAAGGGTCCTGAAATTGTTGCGCAATCTGCGTATAACATGCCAGACCTGAAGTATCCAAAAGAAGTTGTACTAGCAGCAGTTGCCGCTGAGTTCACACTACCTAGAACCGATCTCGTGCAGATTGGTAATACTGTTTTTGTTGGTCATGTTGGTAAGGGCAAGAAAAACTCTAAAAAGATGGTAGGGCGAGCGTTTAACGTAGATACGGGCCGAAACTTTATTGTTAATGGCTTCAAGTATTTTACGTACTTACAGCAAAAAGGCATCACGCACTATACAACAGAGTTCTATGGACCTGTGTTTCTAAATGGCTTCAAGCTGTTTAAGCGCCGCGCAGACCAGCAGGATACTGAGATTGCAATTGGTAAGTACAGAAATACCGATAAGTATGTGGTGTTCATGCGACTCGGTAAAAAGCCATTGATGCGAGGGTTGTAAATTGAGTTTTATCGTTGACGCTATAACAGACGTAATAGACTGGGTTGCTGGTGCAATCGAGGATGTTGTTGATTTTGTCTTCGATGAAATTGTAGAACCTGTTGTTAGCTTTGTTGGCGATACCGTACAAGCCTTACTCGATAATCCAATAGAGACAATTGCTAAAGTGGTGGCTATAGCGACGGGGAACGCGTGGGCTATACCGTTAATTGACGGTGCATCTGTTGCCGCTAATGGCGGAGACCTTGGTGACGTACTTAAAACTGTTGCTGTATCTTATGTATCACAAGCAATTGGTGGAGAAGTTGCTCAACACACTGCCCCATTTGTTGATGAGTTTATTGGCGAAGCTCTTAGCGAAGGCGTAAAAGAGCTAGCAGTTTCAGCAATTACACAAGGTACTGTTGCAGCTACACAAGCCATTATATATGGAGAAGACCCCCTTGAAGCCTTTGCTAGAGGAGGTATTACCGCTGCGGTATCCGCAGGTTTAGGTAAAATTGGCGAACAAATGGGTTGGGAGATGGAAGTCACTGACCCCGACACAGGTCAAACAACTACCCGACCTATACCTAATGTCGTTAAAAACATGATTGGTTCCGCGTTAGCTGCGGAACTTACTGGGCAAGAAATTACGCCAGAGTTAATGGCTAATGCAGTAACGCGTGGTTTGATAACAACTCAACTTGTACGTGATTATATTGTCACTAACCCTGAAGTTGGAGATCGTGAAATAAGCTATATTACCGCTGCGTTCCAACGTACAGCGGCTGTAGCGTTGTCTGGCGGTACTGGAGAAGAAGCTGCCGCACAGATCATGGGAGTTTTATCCGCCTATGGTATGGAAGAACTGCACGATGAAATTCGTGATTCAGGTGTTGGTGATTTTATTGGCGACACACTTGACAGAATATCGGGTGATTACCAGCGTGTAGAAGAATTAACCGCGTTAATGGACGAAATAGGTCCAAGACTTACAGAAAACTACGACGAGTACAAAGAAAAATACGATACCTTAAACGAGTTGTGGAACACCATTACGGGTAATCGTGATGAAATAATGCAGATGCGAGCCGATGCAGCGGAAGAGCGCGGTGCAGGCGGCTTTTTTACTGATCGTATCGCAGAATTAGAAGCCGAAATTGAAACAGCCGTTACAGAATACAA